AACTAAACTTTTCATTTCGGCTTGCTCATTCTAAATGATCCTCAGCACCATATGCTTCTTGCCAATACTCATGTGTTTGATATGCTGCCGTAACATAGCCTGCCGCAAATGCAAATAAAACCAAAGCCGTAATCTTAAGATTCTTTTTTAGTCCGCCTTTGCCTTTGCTGCGTTTGTATGCTCGCCACATCCACCAAAAGCCGCCAATAGTAAGCACTGTACTGAGTGCAATAATCCAAGGGTTGCTGGCTAATTGCGCCCCTGTTGCTCCAAATATAAGCAACAGAAGTCCGTTAATGTAACATGCTGGACACATTATAGATCAGCCAGTAACTCTTTGAGTTTCTTTTTTGATTTACCTTTTACTTTAGCTTTTGAAATATCATTATCTCCTTCACCTACAACAACAATAGCAATCATACCCATTGTTTTATGCGGTGAACACTGATACAAATAAACACCTGGCTCGTCAAATGTAATAGCTACTTCTTTATTTAGTTTTGATTTCTTTGGTGCTTTCCAACCGTCAGGACCAGCAATAAACTCTACGTTATGCCCTTTGGATGTTGGTACCCAAGTAATAGTATCGCCCACATCAATACGAGCAATGTCTTCGCTATAAACCATTTTAGCACCATCGTCACGTTTATTTAACATTTCAACAGTCATATCTTCAGCGTATGCAGTTGTTGCGAAGAGTGCCATAATACTAGCGGTAATTAAGTTTTTCATATTTGTTTCCTATCTTTATTTCTTTACATTAAGACCGGACGGATTATATTGTTCGCCGTTATAGGCAGGATAGGTGTCGTCCTCTACCCCAAAGTTACATGATGCCACAATCAATAAGAACGCGATTGAAGCATAGGTAGTTCTTTTAGACCATAATATAAAACCATCAAAGGTTTTTTCAGCTTCCTTTTGAGCAGCTGCTCTGACTTCATCATTTGTCATAGCGATCTTGTTCCATAGTAAGAGCGATAAACTTCAGCAAGCTCTTGCTGGTCAGTTGACTCTTGAACGACATAGTCTTCTTTGTCAACTCGGGCGGCGTCCGCTATACCTATAGCATCTTCTAAACGTGATGCTATAGCAATAATTTCGCCGTCTTTTTTTCTAATGATATGCATTAGCTCCCCCATCCAGCAAATTCATGCTCCTCTAAAGGAATGCGCCTTTCTTTACTAGTACTCATTATCAATTTCCAATTCCAAAGCAAGGCAAATGAATTGCCATATTACAATAACGTGCATAGTCTTCAACGCCAACCATAGCTAATGTCATCAACGCAGGCAAAGCAGTTAGCATAAGCACAATAATTAACATAGCCCAACCAAGTCCTTTAGTTGTGCAATAGTATGTTTGTTCACTCATAAGTTCCATTCCTTCTCTTCTTCAATAGCCATTTGAACAAATTGATAATAGTCTCTATTTTCATCGTCCATATGTGCAAAGTACATACCAGCTCGACCCATTAGTTCGTGGATCTTAGTGTCTGGTTCAAGGTGAGCTCGTGGATGGGATTCCATAAGTGCTTGGATTTCATCCATAACAGCAGTAATTTTTTCTTGAATTTTACTCATGCTCGCCGCCGTTGGCGCGACCATCATACTTACGTCCTGTTTTCAAAATGTTATTTAATGACTCAGGATTATTTTCAGCTTGACGAAATGTCACAACTGTAATTGTAATACCACTAATAAGCAATAAGTGGAATGCAGCACTAATACCGAAAGCAAGATAGCTTCCTACCATAAGTGCAAAGATGCCAGACCAAATAAAGAATAGGCACTGAAAGATCATGTGTCCTACCATAGGGTCTAAGTTTCGTAGTGGGGATTTTTCTACTGTCATTACACTATCCCACATATCTTTAGGAATGTTAATGATTTCAGTAATAGTTGTTGCCCAACCAATGGGCTTTGGCTTATTATCCATAGTAATTCTCCGTGTGGGTGTGTAATTATTTATTAGGTATACTATTAATATATCACTAATTGCATAAAAGTAAATAGGTCAAATTGTCACATAAAGGGAGGGCCTAAACCCTCCCAGTGTTAATACAATTAACCGTTTAGTAATTCAGGATTACCAGTATTGATTTCAATCTTACGTGGTTTCTTTTCTTCAGGAATTACATTTTCTAATTTAACTGTCAAAATTCCGTCTGAAAGATCAGCACCATTAACGACGATTGAATCCATTAAAGTAAATCTACGCTCAAAACCTCGTGTTGAAATACCTTTGTGGATATAATCAACTTCACTTGGAGCGGGATGTTTGCCTTGGATACTAAGCTCACCATCTTTCAACATGATTTCTAAATCTTCATACTTAAAACCAGCAATAGCTAATTGTAGTTCATAGCTATCTTCACCTGTTTTAACAATGTTGTATGGAGGGTAATTGCCTTGACCTGGCGTTGCTGTTTTCATCCTATCTACCATACGGTCAAAGCCGATGAAGAATGGATCGTTAAGCAGAGTTGTGTCTAGTCTACGTGTATTCATTTTGCTATCTCCTTTATATAAGCAAGATTTAATAGGTGAGAACCCGAAGCGAACTCACCTACTATTTATTAACCAGTACTCCCAAAACCACCGTCTCGGTCAAGTTTTTTTTCTGGTTTTTCTTCTGTTTCAGCAATTTTAAGCTTGGGCTGACTGCGAAGTGTTTTTTCAATCATACACTGTACAAGTCGATCTCCATGTTCAATAACTGCTAAACTATCTGTAATATTACTAAGCATCATAAAGACTTCGTCCGTATAATCTGAATCAATTATACCAACACTATTCGTTAATGTCAACCCTCTTTTTAGAGCAGTTCCTGAACGAATGAACATCTTCATAACATGCCCGTCCGGAATATCAAAAATTAATCCTGTAGGTACAAGTGCTCTCATACCTGGTGCCAATTGGAATGCATTTCTAGCAGTACCAACACCCTTAACAGCGATTTCAACTTTTTTATTCCAAGAATTATATGCTGTAATTCTTTGGCCGTGTTCTACACATGCGGTTAAATCAAAAGCAGCAGAGCCTTGTGTAGCATAAGCAGGCAGTGACGCACCGTCTTTCATTCTATATACTTTCATAATTTACTTCTTTCCAATATTATATTTTGCTTCAAGTATCCAATTTGATTTTTCTTTATGAGAAAGAATTTTAATTTGATTAATAGGAGCAGCAAGTGTTTCTGATTCCTGCGGAGCGACTATTGAAATTAAATCCCATTCCTCTAATAAATTCACAATTGTATTTCTTCTAGCTTCATCTTCGTCAGTAAAAGTATTCTTCTTCCCGTCTAAAATAAAAAGCTCTTTAAAATGTAAGATCGAATACCGACCTTGCTTATGTAAAATATGACACGTTTGATAAAGCTTTTTCTCTTTACGAGAGGAAATGCCGATACGTGTAAGTGTTTCTTTTACCTTTAAAAAACTATCTGGGGAGGGAAGCGAAATCTCTATACCGACACCTTTAAAAATGTCTTCATTTTGCATAACGATAGCACCTTATTATTATTAATTATTATCACGATGCCCACCTTGACCATCAGATAATATTTATTTTATTTTGAAACTCCACCAGTAGTTAGCTTATTATGTATTAGTCTTAGGTCATCTTTACTCAAAGCTTTCAAGTATAGTTTGGCAATGGTACGATTACATTGGTAAACTTCTTGGATAGCATCGAGGTCTTTACTTTTATCAGCCTTAGGCCATTTGGAAAACCGTTTGCGTTTACGTAATGCACCACGGTAGTATTGAAATTGAGCATCATAGAATAAGTGTGCTCGCATATTCATTTCATTTGCATGAAGAATAGTATCCTCGAAATTAGTAAACCCGCGGTTAACCATATAAGGTGTGTACTCTTTTTCTGCAATTTCTGGATTATCATGATTACCAATAAGGTCTTCCTTAGAGAAAGACACGGCGTTCATAAAATCAAAGGGACTGATCTCTTTCGGCAAGGGCTTCCTCCAACTCTTTTAACATATCATCAAAATCATCAGCACAGGTTTGGCACATCTTAAAATTAAGAGGACCTTCAGCTGTGTCGATGTCTACACTGTATATTTCTTTTTTACTCATAAGCTTTTCACAATTAAAACATGTGTGCATACCTACGAGTTTTTTAATCCATTCGCTCATTTGTATTCAGCTTCCATCATAACTTCTGTAAGGAAAGCTACCATGTTAACTTCAAGGTCAGCAACAAAGTTTGCTTTATACATATAGTCAGCCAATGTTACTACAAAACCAGGCATGCTTTTCATTTCAACTTTATCTGATGCCATGTCATAAATGCGACGAAACATCTCATTCATATCTTGGTCTGAGTTCTTTGCAACCCATTTGCGCATATCAGTAAAAGCTTTAGACTTGAGCATTTTAAACAACTCATCCATAGACTCTTGCTTAAGGTTAACAAAAATACCTTCATCAATACGACCAGATGCTGCGTAGGATTGTAGCTCAGTCAATACACGACGGAAGTCAGGAAAATGTTTTTGAATTACTTTTGCAACTACAGCTTTATCATATGGAACATTTTCTGTTTCAAGAATTGCTTCTACTCGTTTCATAAACTGCATAGCAAGCTGTGGACGATCATTGGTTTCAATAGTAAAATCAACCTCACTCAAACGAGAGCGGAGAGGTGCAATGATACGGTTTTTAAAGTTACATGTGAATATGAATCCACAGTTAGAGGAATATTCCTCGATGAAATTACGTAAAGCTGGTTGAACATTTGCAGCGTTTAGGTAATCAGCTTCATCAAAGATAACATATTTACGACCGCCACTAAGGGATACAGCCGAGGCATATGTTGAGATATCATAGCGAAGGGTATCAATGTTTACGTTCAATGAACCATTCTTTACAATATAGTCACAACCCATCTCTTCAAGCATAGCTTTTGCGATGGTTGTTTTACCTACACCAGGACCACCAGACAACAGTAAGTTTGGTACGCTATCATCAGCGACAAACTTTTTAAACATTGCTTTGGTTTTTTCAGGTAGGATAGTGTCGTTAATTACTT